GCAGGTGCGCCAACAGGACGATTTAGTGTAGCAGTCAACGCTGATAGATCAATATCTACTCGTTGAATATATGCTTGATTTGTAACACCCAATGCTGAATAGGCAGCCAATAAGCCGTATTCATTAAGTTCGTATCCATTGATAGGAGTACCAGCTGTTGTATTGTAAAAGAACGGAGTACCGTATGTTGACAACAAATCTCGCTGACTTGACATCAAATATAGTTGATTAGCATTAACAGCCAGTGTACCTGGAGCAATTCCAGTACCTGCACCAGAAATTTTATTCTGTGCTGTAGCTATTAAAAAATATGGTATTGAGCCGGCAGCGGCTGGTGTGTAATTACTTTGGTCGATTACACTAACTTGTACACCTGGGGATAGTAAGGCCATATCAAATTCCTTTTTATTAATATAGATATTTATCGGTTGCGGCAAAAAGAGTGCCGTATCACGTCCCTACTTCGTAGGTTTACTGTCAAGAATATGGTAAATATTGTTATGAGACCTATGTGTTTAGCCTGTAATCAACGATTTAGAGCTGTAGCCTATCACAAAGATGATAGAATTCAATATCGTAGGCTATGTGAGTATTGTATTAAGCGCAGAAAAAAACTCAAAACTCCTGATCCTAAATGGCAACTAAATGGATATAAGAAAAAACCCACATGTGATCGATGTGGGTTTAGAGCAAAGTATGCTGCCCAGTTACTAGTATATCATGTAGACGGTAACATGAATAATAGTGCTGTGCGTAATTTAAAAACTGTTTGTCAAAATTGTGTAGTCGAAGTCACCAAATCTACTCTGCCGTGGAAGGCCGGAGATTTAGCACCAGATCTTTGACTAAATAAGGGTGTAGTTCGCGATACGAGAATATCCAACTACTCTAACGCTTTGAAGGAGCAATCAGCAAATGTATTTACAATATTACGTCTACGCATATTTAAGAAAATCTAACTTAACTCCTTACTATATTGGTAAGGGAAAAAATAACAGAGCATGGGAAAAACACACAAATGTTTCTGTTCCTAATGACAAATCTAAAATCATAATATTAGAATCAGGATTGACTGAATTAGGTGCGTTTGCTATAGAAAGAAGGCTAATACGCTGGTGGGGTCGTAAAGATCTTGGAACTGGCATACTGTTAAACAAAACAGACGGTGGCGAAGGAAGTTCTGGATTAGTATATACACCTCGAATAATGAGTCAAGCAACAAGAGCTAAAATAGGAGCTAAAAGCAAGGGTAGAATTTTTTCGCCTGAGGCAAGAGAAAAAATGCGTAACGCTCGTTTAGGAAAGCCGTCACCTAACAAAGGAAAACCCCAGTCTGCTGAATCAAAAGCTAAAACGGGTAATGCTAATAGAGGTAGAAAATTACCGCCACGCTCAGACGAATACCGCCTTAAGATGAGCCTTGCGAAGAGGAAAGTCCCTCAACTAACTGCTTGACCTGGCAATATAGGTTATCAAGCCCATCAGCATTGTTATCTAATACAGCGTCAAACTCTGTACCAACCCACGCCCATTCGCTAGGGTGTATATTGTATTCTGCAAGACGATCTTTGCTTAGGCGCCATTCAACATTCTTCTTGTGTCCACGATTTACTTTAACAGCTAGATCATACCACGCAGGTTCAGGGCCGCGGACCACACGAACAACAACACCGCCAGCATTACGAACTGCCTGTATTTCGTTAGGAAAGCGTACATCTGTAATAACAATATCATTATGTGCTTTTGACAGTTTATTTTCAAGGCTGGCAATCCAGGTATCATCGTGAAATGCTCGACGGGCAACTTCTGTACCCCAGAGTTGTAATACTAATCTAGGAGTAAGATTGGGCATGTTCAAGCGGTTAGCCCACCATGGGTCTACAGTTTCTCGCCAGGCTCTAGATTCTGTAGTACGGCCTTCCAGTAACTCACGATCCCACAAAAATACTGCGGCTACTGCATCTTTAAGGGTGGCTGCAAAACTATCACGTTTAAATCCATAAATATTTTGCAAGTAGTCAGCAATGGTATCTTTACCCGATCCTTGGAATCCCGAAATGCCAACGATCATCTTATTTTTTCCTTACAGTTATTTTCGTGATATCTTACAATCATGTGTTTAGCGGCCTTGATGCCACAATATGAGCAAGTATATTTTGTTCTTGGTTTTATTTTAATACAGTTATTGCCGTGATACCTAACAAAATTTGCCGCATCTACAGTAGTTTGGCAATAAACGCATGATATTTTTATTTGTGACGGGTGAGTTCCTTTTGCTACACGGGCTAAATTTTGAACAGGTCCAAGTAAGTGATAGGTGCCTGCTTTTATTTTAGCATGGACGTGATTATTTGCCCCTAGGAAGTTGTGTGTACCATCTGCTAAGGTTCTAGCATTTACTTTAGTTGCGTTCTTGCGCGATAACTCTGATAATACTTCTTGCGATAGTTTTAACTTAGCCGCAATGCGAACGCAGGCGGCCCAATCTCCTTGTGCGTAATGTATAGCGTAATGATCTTGTATCGAGATGGCTACTAGATTGCTAATCTCGTTATTCTCAGGATTACCGTCTACATGATGGACTTCGTAAGGTCGTCCATCGTTGCCTACGGGTATTGTTCCGTAGTGTTTAAGATAGATTTTTCTAGCATTTACTTTCCTCATCTAATCGCGGTGATTCCTAGGTGCTTAAATGTTGCTTGTAGCATATCTATCTGGCGACGACAATCGTGGAGAGCATGATGTTCTGTTGGAGGCTTTGGTAACTCTGGCCACAGGCTATAAACAGTACGAGCATCACGTACATTATAGAACTGCCATGGAAGAGGTTTGTTATAGCTCTTGTAGGCATGCTCTAAAATATTCATGTCATACGTGGGCCCATTTGCAAAAATAAGTTTATGTTGCCAAATTAATTTGCCTAGGCTATCTAACGCTTGGTCTAGGTCAATTCGACCTTCTTCCATAAATGCTTCGGCTTGTGCTTCGGGTTGAGTGGCCCACCAGTCTATGGTGTCCTGTTGTATGCTACGATTCTCTTGGCTTTCGAGAGTAATTCTGGCATAGTATTGGCGGTCATAATAGCCTCGACCAAATGGATCAAAACTTTGGGCGGCAATGGTTAAAATGGTCGCATCTGGACCAGTTCCTAAACCTTCTATGTCGATCATTAATGAGCTCATGCTATGATTATAGCACAAATTTAATTAAATTACAAGTGGAATATCAGCCGATTACCCAGGTCAAGGGCTGCGAATTATCAACATAGTTTTTGAGGTCTTCAATGCCTTGTTGCATAATAGCCAGGCCTTCGGCCTTCATTGCTGTACCGTTTAGGGTGCCGCCTCCCTGTGGACCGGCGATCTGCCCAAATTTTTCTCGTGCTTCACCAATGATCATTTTACAGTTGCCCACCATATAATTACGGATCCATTGTGTGATCTGTGGATCGCTTAGTAGGTTGAATTCTGGTTTGTAATTGTATGTCCAAAGTAATACGCTTTCACCTGTACCTTTTGGATCACGCATTAGTTGTAGTTTTTTGGTGGTTGGGTTAAATGTATAAACCATATAGGCACCAAACATACGACCGGCTAATTCTACATATTGGCTATAGAAATCGTAGGTGGCAAGGCCGCCGGCTACGTTAAAGTTCATTAGGTAAACATTCATTGATGCTTGGCTAAATGGATCAAAATTTGACGCAAACGGGCCGGTGCTGTCACCAAATGTTCTGCGGAAAATTTGACGAACTGATTGTACTTCCTGGGGCAATGTATAGATGTTAACATTGGTAACCAGTTCCATAAAAGTGTAACTTTCTTCNTAGGCGTTTTCTGCCCGTTGACGATAGGTACCAATTGTATTTCTATAAGCGGCTTCAAAGTGCTCAGCATCTAACTCAAGATCGATGATCTGGGCGCCAAGTTGAAGGCTTACATATTTAAATAAATCTTGTTTTAGTGTGTCTAAGCTGTTTTCGGATTCGATACCCATTAGGAACTCCAGTTCCTATTATTTAGCAGTTTACCAAGCTCGCAAGATGATCAAATTAGAGTTACCGCGGCCATTAAACTTAACTTCCGTGGCTTTAATATTAGAGAACTCTTTACGAGCCTGGGGCTTTCCAGCGGTCATAATCACCTTTAATTGTTCCTGAGGTTTACGCAGTGTTTTTTGCATGGTTGTTAGGGCATCAAATCCCACAATGGCACTTCCTTTAACTGTAAAGGTTCCAACATGACTATCTGCCATGACATGGATAAGTCGGCGTTTAGCAGTATCATATAACCATGCTTCGGACGAATTTACAAGTTTAGCCGGATTTTCAGATTTAAGGCCCAGTTCAGTAAACTCTTTAAGATACTTAAATTTGGCGCTCTGGCGCTCTGGACTTACCGCTTTCTTAGCTCTAGGTTTGCGTTCTACTTTTTTCAGCTGTACATAACTGTTGCAGTCATTGATCACCGTTTCGCAGAATTTGACACAATTACGAAGTTGTAGTCGTGTAAGGTGGCTATACCCTTCAACTAGATCAGCGTCGGTACCTTCTAACACTTCGTTAAATTCTGCAAGGCGTAATTCCCATACAGCTGACACAGTACCGACCATATTAGGACTAATGTTCATGCCACGCATTAGGGCAATGGGTTTAAAGTCTGCGGACATTTTGGCACCTGCCACAACAAAGTCATCAAACATGCCTTCTAGTTCGCCACAGCACTCACTGATTTTTTCGCGGAGGTGGTCTTGAATTGTTAGTTTTTGTTGTGCCACTTCGCCGTCAGTTGCTTCTATCTTTTTAGCTTCTTGTTTTGATTTAAGCATCGCGCTGATTTGATCATCAATAATGCACTGTTCATGGTCTGTAAGTAGTAAGCCGATTAATGTCATACGGCAAACCCAGGCTGGTGTTAGACGGATTTGACTGTCCGGAATACCACGCATAAGTTTGGCGTCTTTAGGACGATGGTTGTGTTCTAAATAATGACACAGCATATCTTTGGCATCTTTTTTACCGTAGTGATAGCCATACCATTGGAAGGCTTTAGCAAAGGAAGAATTGCGATTTTCCTCTGTGGGTTGGAATTTCCACTCAGGTTCGAATCCAACATATTTGGTTTCAGCACCTTTTGGATTTAGTCTTTTAATTACAATTTCAGTTTTTGATTTGGCCATAGTCTTATTGTATAGGAAAGTTTGTGTAAGGTCAACCGAGCAAGTTTGCAAAGGTTATATGTTGTTCTAAATTAGTTAGTAAACTATCTACTGTTTTCACCAGCTCGCGGTAGCGGATGGATTCTCGGTGCATTCTGCGGCATTCTACGCTTTCCATGTCTGCGGCCACAATGGCTTGATCTACGGCTCGTACCATTTTAAGTAGATCACGGCGAGCCACTTTGTTTTTGACTGTAGCAATAGCTTT